TGAATTTCTCCGCTCTAACCTTCTCCGATCACGCTATCAAGGGCGCCACAAAGGCACGGCATACCTTTGAAAATGGTTGGACAATCAGTGTAGTTGCCGGACCCCAAGATTCGGGTCTTTATGGTGAGATCCAGCATGATACCTTTGAGGTTGCTGTTATCCGCCCCAATGGTAACATGCTGGATGATGTTATCTGCTGGCAGACTCCAGTTCAGATCACTACACTGATGCATCTGATTGAGATGCTCTGAGCATCACAAAGGGGGAGGCAATTCTCCCCCATTCTTTATACTTAAGAGGGGTTCGGACGGACTCCTCATCATCACCCCCCCCCAACTACGATGATTCTCACCACTGAAGAAATCCTCCAATTAGTTACAACTGGAATGGTAGAATTGACCGACGATCTTATGCTCAGAATGTCAGAATCTTATGAGGATTCTGAATGGTATAATGATCCCAATAATGTAATGTCAAAGCATCATTATTAAATCTCGACGAGATTCGCACAGATCATCTAGACGAGATACACACACTCACATCTCGTCTAGATCACACACATTCATCTCGACGAGATACACACAAGCACATCGAGATTGCACACACATTCACATCGAGATTCACATCATGCAACACACATCGCGCCCAGTTAATTCAATCGGATTCACTATCACATATCAGACGCCATACAATCAATGCGAATGGCGTACACAATCATTCACTACATTAGATGAGGCACAACGCATGATAGCATTCTATCAATCATGCGGAAGTCCTGCACGGTTTGTATAAAGAATAAAGAATCAAATAAGATTAGAAAGTATAAAGAATAAAGAATCAAATAGGATTAGAAAGTATAAAGAATTACTCAGGATTGAATGTAACTTATTGTCAGTGGTGTGGTTTATTCTTTACATTCAGTCCTGTCTAATTCTTTATACTTTGCACTGTTTAATTCTTTATACAAACTCTGCCAGGATTCCCTCTCCTCCCGCCCTCCAGGTTAGGTATGGTTGCCCCGGGGTTCTGTATCCGTTGCTACCGTTTTGCGGATTCGACCCATTAGCAACGCTTATGAAATGAGTTTGCCGTTTGGTATCCGTTGATACCGTTTAGGGGTTGTGGGATCGGGGGGGATCGGTTAATGTAGTTTCGAACCTAGAAAACTGAATAGATGATCGGAGTCTCCGCCTTGGGCGGAGCGTGTCGCGTGTCGGGCGGGATCCCACGGGCACCGGTTTTCTATTCTTTATATTTTCCAGGTTTGCCTAAGTTACATTTTCCACCCTACACTTTCACAATCCCATGACACTTATTGTCGGACAAGTTGAAGCAATTCTCCCCGAATTGCTTCATGCAATGTGTAAAGCAGACGCTGCAAAGAAAGAGGTCGATAGACTCAAGTCTCAACTAGTTACATTGATTGAATCACCTCAAACGGTTAAAACCTGCTGGGGTAGCGTTACTCTTAACAAGGGAAGACGCACCGTTAAGGTTACAGATAAGGCGTTATCTGCACAGATCACTCTACTTAAAGAGAGTGGAATCGCTCTCGGTAAGTGTGAGGAATCTATCGGTGATCCTTTCATCACTGTTAGAAAGTCCGACCGCTGAGTTACACTCTAGGGGTGACATTCTCACCCCTTTCTTTACACTTTCATCACCCCACAGTTTAGACAATGGCAACCGTATTGACTGGCGAAGCGATTAACATCTATCGCGCCAAAGTGTTACTGGCGGCGCTTAAATTGGAGTGCCTAGGTATGAAACGGCGCGGACCCTCAGCATACTCTATCGTCAAGGCAGAGTATAACCTAAAGGGAAACAAGTTGAGTGTATTGAATCAACTTGAATCTATCTTGAACTGAGTTACATTTAGGGGTGACATTCTCACCCCTATTCTTTCCACTTTTCACACCGCAATTTCAATCATGCCCGCTACACTTTCTCGCTACAAATTAGACTGGCAGAATGGCACTCAGTGGGCGAACTTTCCCGAACTGGGTGACATCTACACCGACGAAGTTACCTTCTACACTGTAGACGGATACCGGTACGATGTTTCGTTCGATGTAGGTTCTGGGCGCAGATTGGGCGTCTTGTTTGTAACTGTAGATCAGCAAGATCCGCACGGTTACAATCAAACAATGCACTATTGTTTGGGGCAATTTTATAACAATCAAGGTGCAATGTTGTTCGCTCAGTTTGCATTGAACCACTTTATTGAGACTGAAACTTGGTCAGTCTGCCCATCATTTCAGGCGGTTGATTACATTGAAGGCGAACCACATACGCTGGGAGGTGATGAAATAGTGAGCGAACTTTATACCTGGTAAGCTACATCGGGGCAGGCGCAATCCTGCCCCCTATTCTATTCGTTCGTGTTTGGCAGTTAGGTATACTTAGCGACCCTATTCGTTCGTGATTAGTATTTCTGATCGTTCGTGTTTGGACAGTTAAGGGCGCCTTATGGGTATGCCCCCCCTACCCCATGGGGGCGTATAAAAACAGCTAACTACCCTAACCTACAAAAGTAAATATGAGCTGCACATTATCTCTAAAATATAAAAATTTTTCCAGGTAAAAAAACTCCATAACCCTCAAAATATAACACTTCCTATATAAAAATTGAATCCTTATAACTCACATATGAAAAAAAATTCCGAGGAAAATTTTCAGTTCCTACAAGTCGATCCAATTACTGGCGAATACTATGTCACAATACCAGAATGGGTGGCAAATGATCTTGAATGGTACGAAGATACAGAAATCAAATTATCAGTCGATGGAAAAGAATTAATACTTTCAGAAAAAGACAATGATTGAAAAAAAATATCACATATATTTGAACAACAAATGCCTCTATCATTCTTTAAGTATAGAAGACTTTGATATTACATGGAAAATGTTTTCTGAATTTCTTACAATCACAGATGATAGAAAAAAAGATATTCTTTCTTATGAAGAAGTAATCTATTCAAAAGAAACAGCACTAAATTCATCACATTGACAATCTCTATATAATGATGTATGATACTGAAGTAACTACTTACAACTATGGCTAAAGGATTTACCGTAAAAGCAAATGCCCCAGTGGCATCAAATAAAGAACCCGAATGGGACTATAATCTCGCAAAAGAAATGGTAAGAGGCAAATCTATTGTCTTTTGTCTTCCCGGCAGAGGAGTTTCATATACCTATCTAAAAAGTTTTGTTCAACTTTGTTTTGACCTAGTTCAGTCCGGAGCAAGTATTCAGATTTCTCAGGACTACTCATCAATGGTGAACTTTGCCCGATGCAAATGCCTGGGTGCGAATGTTCTAAGAGGTCCGGATCAACTTCCCTGGGATGGAAAACTGAATTATGACTGGCAACTTTGGATTGATTCTGATATTGTCTTCAATACTGAAAAATTCTGGCAACTTGTTCTAATGGATAAAGACATTGCCTCGGGATGGTATGCAACCGAAGATGGTCATACAACATCAGTAGCGCACTGGATGGAAGAAGATGATTTCCGCAATAATGGTGGAGTCATGAATCACGAAACCGTAGAGAGCATCTCTAAGCGTCGTAAACCATTCACCGTCGATTATGCCGGATTTGGTTGGTTACTGATTAAGCACGGAGTATTTGAGCACTCCGAAATGAAGTATCCCTGGTTTGCTCCTAAGATGCAAGTCTTTGAGTCTGGGGAAGTTCAAGATATGTGCGGAGAAGATGTATCTTTCTGTTTGGATGCAAAGGAAGCAGGATTTGAGATTTGGTGCGATCCTCGGATTAGAGTCGGTCACGAAAAGACAAGGGTGATTTGATGTCTAACGAATCTTACAATATAATCTGTAAGGGTCGTAAAATTTATTCCAATCTTACAGAGGAAGAATACTTCAATACTATGGAGGATCTGTCTATTCAATTCTATCAGACAGGTTCTCCAAATCCAAATGAAATTACAACTGAAATTATAGGAGAAAACTAATGGCAATTAAAAAATCATTAAGTGGTGGGAAGCAAGTCATTGAATCTCGTCCAAAGAAAACCAGACAAGGTTCTGGTGCTCATACTAAGTGCGCCGCGTCTTCTCGTAATAAGGCTCGTAAGAAGTATCGAGGTCAAGGTAAAGGATGAACTACATGGAAGTTTTTAGATGATATCATATAATCGAAGTGAAATTTTAAATTCAATTAAAAACTTAAAGACATACCTCAAACCCAGTGCTATTCCTGGTGCTGGTGTTGGGGTTTTTGCTTTAATAGATATTCCTAAAGACACTCTAATTTTTGAGGTTGAAAGAACAGATGATTATTTTTTTGAATATTCAGAAATAAAAGATATTTCACCTAACATTCAAAATTATATAATGGCAATGACGGATGGGGTAAAAGAAGGTTTTTATTTGGATGTTCCTGCCTTTAAGATTTATACTGCATATTATGTCAATCATTCTTATAATCCCAATGTCTTTTGGGATCGAAGATCTGATGAACTCTTCTCAATCAAAGACATTGAATGTGGAGAAGAATTGACAACATATTATAAACCCAATGAGAAAAATTTTTAAATGAATATTATCAATTTACCACCAAAAAAAGTTTGGATTCGTAAAGAATATCTAAGAGATCTTCGTGATGGACACGGAGAATATGTGAAAGGTTGGTGGGTGTCCATCAAATCAATCTGGGGAAAGTGTTTTTATTTCGAAACTTATATTCCAGAATATGGTGCTCTTTATGATAAATTACCAATCTCGGCATTTTTGAATTGGGAAAGTGACCATCACGAACATCCAAGAGAAATAAGTCCAGATCTACCAATCACTGATTTACAGTACTGGGATAGTTTTGACTATGACATTAGATTAATTGAAAAGCAGTTTTTATATACAATGTCTGTTGAGGTTAAACATCGTTCTGGTCATTTATCTGAAAATGGTAAATATTTGTTCACAATTGATTCCTATCATCCTGATCGGGACATTCCTGATATTTCATTTTCAGAATTTCCAGAAGAACATAAGTCACATAACTGTATCATTTTACCAAATGGACAAATTGGTCTTTACCCAAACAATCGTTGCAGATGGGTTGATGAAAGTTTAACTCCACCTACTCTTAAAAAACCCGACTTTTTAGTTTCTACCAGAAATTTTTCTGTAGAAAATGGAGGAAAGTGTCGATTGGGAAATACTGAAGAATATTTTTGGGAACATGAGAAAGAAAATAAATAACTTTTTTACTGGAATAATAATTGGAACAGTATTCAATGGGAACTCATCTCCTTTTGGAGGTGTATGATGTCAAATTTGACCTCTTAAATGATGTAATATCTCTTCAAGAAACAATGGAGAAGGGTATTAATAGGGCAAATATGACAATTTTAAACATTTTTTCTCATTGTTTTTCTCCTCAGGGTTGTACCATCGTCATTGCACTCTCAGAAAGTCATGTATCCTGCCACACCTGGCCTGAAAATGGTTGTATAGCAATTGATGTCTATACTTGTGGTGAAGGAAACCCGAAATTGGTTGCAAATGAATTACTCAAGTACTTAAATTCCGACAATTATAATCTTCGTGAAATAAATCGTTAAATAGTAACAGGAGATAGAAACCTCCTTTATAAAAGTTCTGTTTTATTCATTAAAACAGGAGTTTCAGAAATGCTATTTGAATCAGATAACAATCAAAAAAGAGTCATTCAAGAAGTTGTTTATGATGTTGCACCAAAACATAACCTAAAAAAACAGGTTGAATTGCATGAAAAAATTCGTAATGATGAGGACTATGATGACTGGACATATGGAACCGAACCAAACTATGGTTCTTCTTGGAAGTAGATATAAATAAATAAAAAACTTTTGTTCAATGGCAATTCAGAGGATATCCAGATCATTTAAAGATATCAGTTTATCCTTTGAACCACATCCGGTGACGAAGGATCTTCCCATATTAAAGAATGAGAATGCGATTCGCAGATCCGTAAGAAATATTGTAGAAACTATTCCAACAGAAAGATTCTTCAATTCTCTATTAGGATCTGATATTACAAGAAGTTTATTTGAATTTGTTGATTTTGGTACTGCATCAGTAATACAAAATCAAATTGAAATATCAATTAATAACTTCGAACCAAGAGTTAATAATGTAGAAGTTCAGGTGGATCCTATTCCGGATGATAATACATTTAATGTAACAATTATTTTTGATATTATAGGACAAGAATTTCCAACTCAAGAATATTCATTCATA